AAAGTATTATCAACACTTGTCTTCGCACAACCTGACATGAAGGGGGTATCCAAGGGCGCGATATTATAGATCACGTCAGATAAATCTTCACGAATCGCTACGGAACTATACGTTAGTGACGTATTTGTAGCAATAGCCATTTATTTATCTCCTTGTTAAGAATTAAACATATCCTCCAAAATAGAAGCCGCATCGTCGATATGACCACTACTTTGTAGACGTTTCATTTTAGCTTTACGTTTTGTTCTGCCTTCATCAGATTTCTGAACTCCTTTACCAGATCGCATTACTTTAGGTTTATTCTTTACTTTCTTTCCACGTATATCAGAAGACTGTAAGGCATCATACTTCATAGCCTTATTAAGCATTATTACAGCCCTGTGGTCGTAGAGGTTAGAAAGTTCTTCTTGCGAATAACCCTCCGCCATAGCATAATCTCTAAGTTTAGAACCGAGTTCTCTGCGCTTACTATCATCAGCCCAATCTGGATGTTTATCAACTAATGCCTTATGTTCCTGTTGGAGCATAATCCTATGCTGATGTTCTGACTCCACACCCTGTCTTTGTTGGGCTTGCTGCATAGCAAATTGATGCTGTTGCACCTTTTCCTGCGCTTCTCGATATTCATCCTTCTTAGAAAGATACTCTATATGATCTTCTTCCTTCAAGGCTTCCCAATCAATTCTAGCAAATTGGTCTAATCCTTGAGCGGAACTCTGAATTATCTGAGATAAAGCATTTATGTATTGCTGTCGCTCTGCTTGAACTGCTTGGGATTCAGCGGTATACTGCTGTTGTGCAGCTTCCATTCCTTTGCGTTGTTCAGCCAGAGCCTGAGTTTTGCGGGTATAATCCGCCTGACGTAGGCCACCTTTTACGAGATCATCAATTTTATACTCTTGTCCTTCAAAGACAATAGTATCATCGGCCTCAACTTCAGGTTCTTCGTCAGTGTCTTCAGATTCTTCTTCAACTTCCTCTTCTTCAGATTCAGTTTCTTCTGTTTCTTCGGACTCCTCTTCCAATGATTCGTCTTGAGTTTCCTCTGTAGACTCTTCCTCTTCTGTAGGTGCGGCTTCTTCAGTTTCAGGAGTTTCCCCTTCGGGTTCCGTCATCTTGAGTAGTGCCTCTTGCGCTTCCCATATACTGCCGGGTTGCGTTTGTACTTCGTGTGCTTGCGGGGCTGGTTGCTTGTCCGCCATAATTAAATCCTCTTTCAGATGAATGGGTGTTGCTTATCAAGAATTTTATTCATGTGTCCTGTTTCTATAATGGACGTTACATGAGCATGAATCTTGTCAAGCAGTCGCATCGCAAGCCAGATTGATTCTCTGGCTTCCAACTCTGCTGAGCCACTGTGATTCCAACGACTCATTAAATCTTCTCTTAATACTTCAAATGCTTCTTGAAACAACGGGTTGTCAACTAGGGCTTTTGCCCTGTGTTCCCTTAGTTCGTTATCCATTTAGCTTCTATGTTGCTCCTATAGCTACGGCGCGTTTCTGTTCACGCTCAAGATTAATTTCCTGTTGCTTTAAACTGGTATCTATCTGCAACTTCTGCTGCTCCTGTTGCAGTTTCTGAGCCTTGATCTGAATCTCTGCGGCCTTGATCTTTAACTCTTCCTGCTTAACTTGGGCTTCCATAAGTTTAGCCTGTTCCGCTAGATCAGGTTCTGCTTGTGCAGGTGGCATCTGAGATGGATCAGTAAGATAATCATCTACGTTCTGGAATCCCATCGCTTTAACAAGTGATGCACCAAGATTGTACATATTCTGTTCATTAACAATCCTAAGACCGCCCTTCATCGCTTCTCCAGCAAAGGAGAGCATCTGAGATAAATGCATCATCTGCTGATCTTTGTTACCATTACCAAGTGCTACACTTACAGTGCAGTCATACTTATCTTTCCATGCGCTAGGTCGAACAGGAACCCACTGATTACGAAGCATAACTACTCGATCTTTGTCTTGGTACTTTAGTAATAACTCATAGATAATTCCCATTAGTTCCTTTACACCTGTCTCTGCAAAATTACGGGCTATGAGTTCTACACGGCTCTGAGCAGCTGTCATAACAGCATTCACGGCAGTAGCCGTAGTATGGGAAGTAAGGGCATTCTCGTTCATACCCTGAGACATACGAGTAACACCGGCCCTAGATTCCCTTACCCCATCCAGATATTCAAGCATCTGAAATGAATAAGGCTCTAAAGGCGGCGTTACAAGAGGTGTGACAGCATTGGGTGATTTTACCCTGACCACACCGCCCGGCCTCTGGGTGAGCAAATCGTCAAGATTCGCTTGACCTTCAAGAACTGCGTACCTGCCGAAATTCTGATTATACATATTGTCCATCAGATTCCGCATCAGGGTACTCTTCATTAGCTGAAGCGGTATAACAAGATCGGCAACAGATAGACCAAAGAATTTGTGTGGAATCTTTATCGGAGTAAGAGAAACAAAAGGAACGGAATCTATTTCATCGTTCGCAAATACATAGTCCCCTACTGTACATACTTTCCTGAGTTCTGTAATCCCGTCACCATCAAAATCTGTTTTTAAGAATGACTCATTCAACCAATAAGTTCTAAGAGCCTCTTCCATTTCTGATTCACCAAACATAAAGGAAGAACTGTTGTCAAAGTCAAACCTAGCCTCCCGTTCACTGGTAAATACATTATCCTCGCCACTACCTAAATCTGTTATATCAAAATTATCATCCGGGTACATCTCCCTTAGTTCGGAGACAGTCTTCTTTGCTCTGTGGCAGACAAACCTAGCCTCATCTATAGACTTGGCATCCCTTGAGATCAAGAATTCAGATGGAGGTACATTCTCTATCTTTACCCTTCCGTTGTAACTACCTCTTTTTATTACAACATCATGCACCGGCATATCCTGTTCAAGGTATTCCGAATGCTCTATAACTTCCACATGAGGATTAGAGACTAGAGTTTCCAGTTCCATATCTCCTAGACCACGATATTCCTCACGCTCTTCCTCTTCGTACTCTTCCCACCAGCATTTTACGATACCATTCTTGGATAGTAAAGCATCAGTAAACCAAGAGTAGAGAATCTCCCAACCCGGATTGTCTTTTGTAAAGACGTAATTAACGTAGTCTGTAGCCTGTTTAGCCATCTCTACATCTTCCGGGCCATGTGGAGAAAACTTCACCATTTCGTCCCCGGATGCGAATACACGCATTAAGGATGGCTTTATCCACTCTATCGTATCCTGAACTGTAGAGTCTACAAACTGGCTACGTCCCTCTACCTCATTACCAAAAGGTAATCCATAGTAGTATTCCATAGCCTGCTCTCTTTGCATGGAAATCTCATCCCCATACCCAAGAGAGTCAGTAATCTCTTCACTGATCCTAGCTACAAGTTCTTCTTCAGTTATTTTAGATAATGCCATAATTCTTATATTCTAAATCCTTTGTCCAAGTAGGGTCTTCACCAGATACTGCATGACGCTGGGACATAAATGCGTAGCGAGTTGCAGACATTAGATCATCCCTTAATGGAACAACCTTACCGCCTTTCCTGTGGTACATTCTATACTCTTCCCACCAATCACTTAAAGTAGAAAACACCTTAAAGTTACCAGCTTCCATAGCCTGTAACATAGCCATTAACCCTTCTTCTACTGAATTGGAACCTTTGTTTTCGCCTAATGCTGGAGGATTAGTAAAATGTTCAAGAAGGAAGTTACAACCTAGATTACGATACTGGTCAGCCAAGCCGGGATTACCCATAGAATCTCGTCTATTACCGTCATGGGGATAAGCAACGGGGATAAAATATGGCCTAGTTCGTACAGCACTAGCGTGAACCGATGGAGACGCTTTTGCAACGCGATAACAATCATAGATGTAGAATGTGTCATTATCGTTGTCCATAGCGCACCATACTACAGCAGTAGGATGGTCAAATCCAAAATCAATAGCAGCTATTCGAGGCCAATGAGACTCTATATGGATAGGTTCTGTTAATAACTTTTCTTCGTCTATAGGAAAGACCAATCCTGAACCAATTGAAGGTCTGCCGTATCGCCTCATCTCCCTTTCGTGTGGACTGTAACTGGAAAGTATCTGCTCCATTACAACTTCAGAAAGATGTCCTTTCTTCCCAGATGCAGACTTTACTCTTTCAGATGCATCATCCCATGTAGCATTCACTAATGCCTGACCCGGTTGTATCCTGTTTATAAACGATGCTACTGTTTCTGTCATTCCCGCCTCTGGCGTAAAGGTCATGTATACCATGCCTTCACGATCCAGAGTGCGAGTGACAGCCTGAGAATATATCTCTCTGGATGGTTCTTCATCTAACCATACGCAATCTACCGATCTACCCTGCCACTTCTCTACACCCATCTCGTAGGCTTTGAAGAATAAAGAAGAGTTCCCGCCACTAACGTGCTTGATTAGAGCGACCGATTTGGCGTTAGGCACACCCGGCTTCCTTTCAGTTTTTATTATATAGTTTTTCGGTACAGTACCGGAACCGAAGGCTTCAGGGTCATCGGGGGAACCCAATAGTTCAAATTGTACAATGT